GAATACCAAATGATTCAGTCACTTTATACAACGACCATTATGTTAAGTGGATAAGTCGTTATCCACAGAATTAAGTGCATTAAAGTATTACAGACCTACTTATGCACAGGAATCTGTGGATAAAGTTGGCCAAAATCTGGGGACAAGTCGGTGGTGGCCAGCTGGCGGTCGGTGGCCGTGACCCCCCCCGTGGCCGGTTTGGCGGGGGCGACTGTGGCGGCACTAAACACCTACAAAAAAAATTTTTTAAAAAAAATATTGAACTAGTTAACAAACAAGTCAAATTGTGCAAAAATGTCAACTCCACAAACAACGGAGTAAACGATGAAATCTAAACTAGCGACAGTGGTACTGAAAGGCCAAGAGTGGATCGTGATCGACACTGATGAGGAAAAAGACGGGAAGGTCTTCTGCACTTTAATGAGTCCAGATGGAGTCACTGTTTTACACGCATGGGTCAATATCAACGATATCGTGGGGATAATATGAATACACAAATGCTGATTAAGGTACGCCAGTTATTCAATGTTGATTATGTGCCGCGTAGCACTAATCGACATAATCAATTGCAATATGTCAAGGCAATGAGAATGCTGGGTAATAAGTGGTTAACCCATAAAGATAATGAAGTCCAGAAAATACAATGAAAAGTAATTTTGTAAATAACCCAGTCAGATTGAATGGGAACTGCCACGGGCATAAATTACAGATTTGTAATAAGTGCGCGCTTCAGAAGCCACCAGAGGGTGGGGTGGAAATGAGTGCGACCAGGTGGTTGTGTGCATCATGCTGGACCGATAGGATCACGGGTCGGAACTTAAAGCAAGTGAGGGATTTGTGATCAAAGAGAATGTCTTTGCCCAGTGGGTGGACCGGTATCAGCCGGACCCCGTGCTATTTGTGCGGGAGGTTTTGGGGGTTGACCCTGACCCATGGCAAGTCAAGTTTCTTGGTGCGATTGCCCGTGGGGACCGGAAGATATCGGTTAGGTCTGGCCACGGGGTGGGGAAAAGTACGGCAAGCAGCTGGGCCATGCTCTGGTACTTTATGACCAGGAGTCCGGTGAAAGTGGTGGTGACTGCACCGACAAGCTCTCAGCTGTATGACGCGATGTTTGCGGAGCTAAAGAGGTGGATCAATGCGATGCCTTTGCCCTTGCAGGGATTGTTGACTGTCAAGCAAGAGAGGATTGAATTCAATGCTGCACCGACTGAGATGTTTATTTCTGCCAGGACAAGTCGGGCCGAGCAGCCGGAGGCTTTGCAGGGAATTCACTCAGAGAATGTGATGCTGGTGGCCGATGAGGCTTCTGGTGTGCCAGAGCAAGTATTCGAGGCCGCGGCTGGCTCGATGTCTGGGCATAACGCGGTGACGCTACTTTTGGGGAATCCGGTGAGGTCTAGTGGGTTTTTCTATGACACCCACACGCGCCTGGCAGATGAGTGGACCACATTCCAAGTGGCCTGCACTGACTCGCCACGGGTGTCGGATGAGTACGTCAAAGAGATGGCCATGCGCTATGGCGAGGAAAGCAACGTCTACCGAATCCGCGTGATCGGTGAATTCCCCAAGGGTGACGATGACACTGTGATTGCCATGGACCTACTTGAGAGCGCGGTGAATCGGGATGTCGCGCCCAGTGACTATGCGCCCATGATCTGGGGCTTGGATGTGGCAAGGTTTGGAAGTGACAGATCGGCCCTCTGCAAGCGCCAAGGGAATGCGGTGACTGAGGCGATCAGGACATGGAAAAATTTGGACTTGATGCAATTGACTGGCGCGGTGGTGGCCGAGTACCAGGCGCTGCCACCCAGCCAGCAGCCGAAAGAGATTTTGGTGGATAGCATTGGATTGGGCGCTGGGGTGGTGGACCGGCTCAGAGAGCTGGGCCTACCGGCCAGAGGGATCAATGTGTCAGAGTCTCCAGCCATGGGTGGGACTTACAGGAATCTGAAAGCTGAACTTTGGTACAAAGCAAGGGCGTGGCTGGAAGCACGGGACTGCAAGATGCCAAAGGATGAGGTGCTGATTGCTGAACTGGCCACAGTGCGGTACTCATTCACTTCAAACGGCAAGATCGCCATCGAGGGGAAAGACGAGATCAAGCGCAGAGGATTGCCAAGTCCTGACAAGGCCGATGCCTTTGTCCTGACATTTGCGTCTGATGCGATTGCAGGGATGTACGGGTCAAGTGGATCAGGAAAGTGGTCTCAGCCCCTGCGCAGAAACCTTGTGCGGGTTGCATAATTCGGGTATTGACAAACCAATGGGGGAAACCTATGAAGGCAATGAGTAAAGCGCAAAAGAAGGTCGGCAAGGTGATGGGCGAGTACAAAGCTGGCAAGCTGCATAGTGGTGGCACTGGCAAAATTGTTAAGAATCCTAAACAGGCCATTGCGATTGCAATGTCTGAGGCAAAGCTGCCAATGCGCGGTCAGCGCACGGCAAAGAACAAGGCGAAAAAATAATGGCTACTATGCAGCGCACCATGAGCCAGGTCATGGACAAAGAAGAGGGCGAAGACATGAGCGCAGGCGAAAACTGCCCAATGCCCACGCTAGACATTACGCTCAACCTTAAAAACCGCGCCAAGGCAATCACCAGCGCGGCCTATGGTCCTGAGAATCCCAAGCTGCCTAATGAGGCTTTTTGGCGTAAGAAAGCTGACCAGTGGGATGTCAGCATGGATGACGCAAAGCAAAGCCTATGCGGCAACTGCGCAGCTTTCAATGTGTCTGACAAGATTAAGAATTGCATTGCAGAGGGTATTGGCATGGAAGCCGACCCATGGGGAACAATCAAGTTGGCCGATCTGGGTTACTGCGAAATCTTTGACTTCAAGTGCGCAGCCAGCAGAACGTGCGATGCATGGGTGGTAGGTGGTCCCAATACGGGTGAGCAAGAGGGTGAAGAATCTGAAAACTATGAAGAGGATGAATCATGAAAGCTGGACTTTACGCAAACATTAACGCTAAACAAGAGCGCATCAAAGCAGGCAGCAAAGAGAAGATGCGCAAGCCTGGCACAAAAGGCGCTCCATCAGCTGCTGACTTCAAGGCCGCGGCCAAGACTGCAAAGAAGCCAAAGAAATGAAGACACCGGCTTGGCAGCGTAAAGAGGGCAAGTCACCCTCTGGCGGCTTAAATGCCAAGGGCCGTGCCAGTGCGAAAGCTGCTGGTATGGACCTTAAAGCGCCAGTCAAGTCTGGCGATAACCCAAGACGCGCATCATTCTTGGCGCGCATGGGCAATATGCCTGGTCCTGAGATGAAGGGCGGTGAGCCGACCAGACTGCTGCTAAGTCTGAAGGCATGGGGTGCAAGCTCCAAGGCTGATGCCAAGGCCAAGTCGGCTGCAATATCTGCAAGAAATAAGGCAAAGAAATGATTTGTCCAATTGTCATTGCCACTGTCAAGGGCCATGGTCTGGCCGTATTGCTGGAAAGTATCAGGCAATACGCGCCAGAGTGTCCGGTTTACTTGCGCGGCCCAGAGTCTGTCATTGAGCATTTTGATGCCGATTACAAAATCTTTGGCCAGCCAAGAAACTTTGGCGAGGATTACAACGAAGTAATTGAAGCGGCCATGAAAGACTGGTCATCTTGCATTGTGGCCAATGACGATGTAGTGCTGACACCTACCAGCGTGAAGGTGCTGATGGAAGATGTGCAGATCGTGAAAAGCATGAACAGTGTCAAGCCTGGCTGGGTGGCGGCAAGGTGCGATGCGGCACGGCCTATCCAGAATGTGCGAATTAGCAAAGAGGGTGAGAAGCTCAATGGCTATAAATTCCCGTCTGAAAACTACATCAGAATGAGCCAAGTGGTCAGCCCAATATTTGCATGGATATCAAGTAATGCTTTTTCGGAGGAAAAGTTTCCCCCTCTGAATTGGTACTCAGATGATGTGCATTGTATGGATTTGATAAAAAAAGGCTATGCACATTTTGTGTCAGCCAGTTATGTCCACCACATTGGCAGCAATACCATTGGCATGGAATTCCAAAAACTACATGAGGATGCAATGCCATGGCTCAAAGAGAATCGACCAGAATATGCGAAGGCATGGTTTGATTGATGTATTCGCGGTGGCCTATGAGCGCACCAATGAAATGCGGGTGTTTGTCCAGTCTTGGATAAATCAGAGCGCAGACAACTGGCGACTTACAGTCATTCACGATGGGCCAAGCATTGAGTTTGAGCAGGCAATGCGGCCACTGGCCAAGCAGATGCCAGAGAAAATCAAGTATTTTTGCACAGAGTCTAGATTCAACGACTACGGGCATTCTTTGAGGCAGATTGGGATTGAGCAGGCCACGGGCGATTATTTGCTGCTGACCAATGCGGATAATTACTTTATCCCCAGGGCGGTAGAGATTTTGAACGTGGCCACTGGGCAGCCTGATGTCATTTTGTTTGACATGGTGCATTCCCACAACCGGCCTGGCGGTAGAGATTTGCCCCCTTATTCTTACTTTGAAACAAGTTATAGGCGCAATTCAATTGATATAAGCGCTGCAATTGTGAAGACAGACAGAGCTAAAAGGGTTGGATTTCGAGACAAAGGCTATGCTGGAGATGCAAGCTATTTTGAAGATATCTTGCTAGATGACCAAAATATTTTGGTGGTAAAACTACCGCATATTTTGTTCGTTCACAATTAAAATTGATTTGAGCCATATATAAGGATTTTTGCATGAGTCACCAGCAGCAACTTAGTTTTGTGGCCAGTGTCAAAGACCAATTCCCAGAATACTTCAGCCAGACCAAGGTCTTGGAAGTTGGCTCTTTGAACATCAACGGCAGCGTCAGGCAGTTTTTTGAGAATCCAGACAAATACATTGGCTGTGACTTGGGCGAAGGCCCAGGGGTGGACATTGTCTGCCGAGGCCATGAGCTGCCATACCCAGATGGGATGCTTGATGTGGTGATCTCATGCGAGTGCTTTGAGCATGACAAGCACTGGGAAAAGACATTCCAAAAGATGATTGACCTGGCGCGGGAGGGTGGTCTGGTGATTTTCTCCTGTGCCACAATAGGCAGACCAGAGCATGGCACGAGTCGGGCATCACCGGTAGACGCGCCATTTACAAACGATTACTACCAAAATTTGAGGGAGGAAGATTTCAATGACTTCAAGCCTTTCTTCAAACAATACAAATTTGGCCAGTGCCTTAGTGCAAAAGACCTATATTTTTGGGGATTGAAATGAACGATATTGAAAACCTATCCACCGACATTGCAGCCAAAGAGCCAATGGATGATGCAGAGCTGCAAGCCATTGTCACGCAAGACCTGACCGATGCGGTGAGCTATGTTGACAGTGATCTGTCACCCACACGCGCCAAGGGGACTGAATACTATCGCGGTGATTTGTTTGGCAATGAGGTCGAAGGCAACAGCAAGGTGGTGGCCATGGAAGTGCGAGACACTGTCTCGGCCATGCTGCCAAGCCTGATGCGTGTTTTCTTTAATTCTGAGAATGTGGTCGAGTTTGCACCCCGTGGACCAGAAGATGTGAAGATGGCCCAGCAGGCGACCGACTATGCAAACTATGTTTTCCAAAATGACAACAACGGATTTTTGACGAGCTATGCGATTTTTAAGGATGCATTGGTGCGCAAATGCGGCATTGCCAAATTCTGGTGGGAAGACGAAGAGAAGGTCCGAATTGAAGAGTACACGGGCCTTGATGACCAGACGCTAGAAATGCTCATGCAAGAGCCTGGTGCTGAAGTCAAGATTGTGGTGTCTTATCCAGACCCTGCTATTGACGAGGCACAGCTCACAACTGTGGACCCCATGACTGGCCAGCCCATGGTCATGCCTGCACCAATGATCCATGATGTGCAGATCAAGCGCATCACAAAGGATGGCCGGATCAGGATCATGGCCGTGCCACCCGAAGAGCTGCTACTGGACAGACGCGCCAGATCGTTTGACGACTCAACCATCATTGCCCATCGGCAGATGGCCACTGTGGCCGATTTGTTGGCCATGGGTTATGACCAGGATGAAATTGAAGAGAATCTGTCAACGACTGACTTGGACAGCAATGACGAGTATTTAGCGCGTCAGCCACTGTCCACCACATTTGGAACAAATGACGCTGCAAACCCAATGATGCGCAGAGTGCTATACATCGAGGCTTATTCCCGCGTTGACTATGATGGCGATGGCATTGCAGAGCTGCGCAAGGTCTGCTGCATGGGTGGTGGCTATAAGGTGGTGCGTAATCTGCCAGCCAGTTACATTCCCTTTGCTGACTTTCCCTGCGACCCAGAGCCACACACAAGCCCACTTGAGGCCATGTCGATTTTTGACATTACCCGCGACTTGCAAGAAATCAAGTCGGAAATACTCCGCAACACA